CAATTAAAAACTGATGCTGCCAACGAGGTTTGGGCAGTTGACAATCACAGTCGCAGCACAACCGTACCACCTTGTGATCATTTCCTTGAAATTGATTTGAATGATCCTCGGGCGATTGGGACCCTGCCGCAAGATTTTGATTACATCTATCACTACGGTGCTATCAATGGCACCAAGAACTTTTACGAGCGCCCCAATCAAGTGTTGCGCAATAATTTTGTGTGTGACATTAATATTTTTGAGTACGCTGCCAATATTAAAAATCTCAAGAAAATTGTGTACGCCAGTAGCAGCGAAATTGTGAGTGATGATCCTGTGAGCCCAGTACCCGAGCATGCAGATATTGCTGTGCGAGACATTCACAATGCACGTTGGAGCTACAGACTGGCCAAAGTGTGCAGTGAAAATTATCTGGCCAACAGCCAACTGCCCTATGTTATGTTGCGCTATTTCAATGTGTATGGTGAAAACAGCAAGGCCGGACACTTCTTGGCTGACCAAATTGCCAAGATCAAGGAAGGCAGATTTGAGTGTTTTGGTGCCAACGAAACTAGAAGTTTCTGTCACGTGGAAGATGCTGTGAGAGCCAGCATCCACTGCGCCCAAACACAGATTCGTGAACTGATCAACATTGGCAATGACCGAGAGATCACCATCATGGATGCAGCTCAAATCATTGCCTCCGCCTTGGGTCACAGCAATCCCACATGGGCAACCACACCCGGCAAACCCGGAAGCACAGCTAATCGCAGACCCAATATTGCCAAACTCAAAAGCATCATGCCCGACTACGACCCTATGTCGTTTGAGCTAGGTGTACAAAAATCAATTGGCCAATGAGTGGTTGCTCGGTGTGCAAAGTTCTAGTACAATAACAGAGCACACAACAAAAGGATACAGATGTCTAAACTCAAGGTAGCAGAACTATTTTATTCAATTCAAGGCGAAGGTCGTTACATGGGCGTTCCTTCGGTGTTTTTACGTGTTTTTGGCTGCAACTTTAAATGTGCCGGTTTTGGCATGCCCCGAGGAGAACTCAGTGAAGAAGCAAACAATATTGATCCGACTCAGTACACCGAGTACAAATCGCTTCCTTTGGTATCTACAGGTTGCGACAGTTACGCTAGTTGGGATCCTCGCTTTCGTCATCTATCTCCCCTTCTTGATACTGGTGCGATTGCCGATGCTATTGTGGATACGCTACCGCACAAGGAATGGCGTGACGAACATCTTGTGATCACTGGCGGAGAACCACTGCTGGGTTGGCAACGTGCATATCCAGATCTATTGAACCATCCCAAGATGTCGAGTCTCAAAGAAATCACATTTGAAACCAACGGCACTCAAGAAATCAGCAAAGAGTTTGGATCGTATCTGCATCGTTGGGCACATCATCATGACAAAGACTGGTTGCGAGAACTCACATTCAGTGTCAGTGCCAAACTGCCATGTTCAGGAGAGAAGTGGGAAGAAGCCATCAGGCCCGAAATTGTTTGTAGCTATGAAGACTATGGCTACACATATCTCAAATTTGTTGTGGCTACACAAGGGGACTTGCAAGATGCTGAAAGAGCCGTTGATGAATATCGTGCGGCAGGGTTTACGGGTCCTGTTTATATTATGCCCGTTGGTGGTGTTGAGCGGGTGTATACCCTTAACAATCGTGCAGTGGCAGACATGGCAATGCGAAAAGGCTGGCGGTACAGTGATCGACTTCAAGTGCCACTTTTCAAGAACGAATGGGGAACCTAATGGCGATATTTGATTGGTTTAACAAGCCCAAAAAGAAACAACGTATATCCACACCCGTGGATGACACACCAAAAGCCACAAAAGAACCTGCCAAGACCGACAAGGAACTGGCCACAGAAAAAGGTGAACCGTATGTGAGCATTGTCAAGATGGATATTGATCCTAGCAATCTGCATCAAGGTGCGTTTGAACTGGATTGGAATGAAATATTTGTGGCGCGCCTGGTCAAGGCCGGCTACATGATGAAGCCCACGGACACAGATGCAGACATTGTGGATCGCTGGTTCCAAAACATTTGTAGACATGTTGTCATGGAAACTTGGGAACAAGAACAAGCTATACAAAAATACAGTAGTCAATACGTCAACACCAGAGACATCGGCAACGGTAGGAGCGAAGTATCATGATTTTAAATCACATCAAAGATCTCAAAGATCAAGGTAAAAAAATTGGCATCACATTCTCGACCTTTGACATGCTACATGCAGGCCATATTGCAATGCTCTCCGAAGCAAAGAATCACTGTGATTACCTCATCTGTGGGTTACAGACTGATCCCACTATCGACAGGCCAGATACCAAGAATAGGCCTGTACAAAGTATTGTGGAACGCCAGATACAGTTGGCGGCGTGTCGCTACGTTGATGAAGTTGTGGTGTACAGCACCGAGCAAGATCTCATTGACTTGATCTTGATTCTTCCCATTGATGTTCGAATTCTGGGTGTAGAGTACGAGGACACCAATTTCACCGGTCGCAGTGAAGGTGCAGCACGAGGAATACAACATGTATTCAACCGACGTGACCACAGCTTCTCCAGTTCAAGCCTACGCAAACGTGTAGTAGAAGCAGAAACATTCAAGGTGTTGAAAGATGGAACCACTTAAACCGTTGCCCACATTCAAGGTCTATGCTGTGATCAAACAGACCGGGCTTCAAATGAGCTATGTGTATGGCGGTGGTAGCAGCGTCACATTTGGTTCAGGATTTTACGGCACACGACAAGAAGCCGAGCAACTTCGCACCTTAGAACTACTCAAGAACACCGACACAGTATTCAGTGAATACCATGTGTTTGAATTAGAAATTCCAAATCCCACATATCAAGAATGATTTTATACGTTAACGGCTGTAGCCATACCGCGGCTGCAGAAGCCGCAGTCGATGCAGCATTTGCTGTAGATGATGGTCAGAATGGCATAGATCGTCGACCGCACCCTGCAAATCTAGCGGTGAGTTGGTGCACTAAATTGGCCCAGCATCTCGGTATTGAAATGTATTGTGCTGCAGAGTCAGCCAGTAGCAATGACCGCATGATTCGTACCACACGTGATTGGATCAAAAACAATCCAGATAAACTATCCAACACTTTTATGATCATACAGTGGTCAACTTGGGAACGCGAGGAGTGGTTACACAATGGCATCTGGTATCAAGTCAACGCCAGTGGATGGGATATAGTTCCACCCGAACTGCGTGATAGGTACAAGCAGTATGTGATTGATGTTGATTGGAAAGTGGCCACTCGTAGAGCACATGACCAAATTTGGGCTTTTCATCAAGAGTTGACGCATCTTCAAATACCGCACTTGTTTTTTAACGGACACAGTACATTCAGTGAACTGCCAGCAGATCAGGATTGGGGAGTTTCATATATTCAACCCTATTCCATAGATCATTCCTATAGTGCTGTGTGTAGAAACAACGGTTTTGAATACGTAAATCCCAAAACATATCATTTTGGTGCTGATGCCCATTGCTTTTGGGCCAACTATGTGTTACAATACATCAACGATAACAACCTGATTGCACCCAATGAAATATCTGCTGATTGACACTGCCAACATGTTTTTCCGTGCCAGGCACAGTGCACATCGTGCCAGTGACACATGGACCAAATTGGGCTTTGCCCTGCATGTGACCATTATGGCCGCCAACAAAGTGGCTCGTAGATTCCAAGCAGATCATGTGATTTTTGCACTAGAAGGGCGTAGCTGGCGCAAGGACTTCTACGAACCCTACAAGAAAAACCGTGCTGTGGCACGTGGTGCAATGACGGAAACTGAAGCAGAAGAAGACAAGCTGTTTTGGGAAACCTATGATGAGCTGACTAAATACTTGTCTACTCGAACAAACTGTAGCGTCGTCCGCTGCGCCACCGCCGAAGCAGATGACGTCATTGCACGTTGGATTGCACTACACCCCCAAGATGAACACACAATTGTAAGCTCAGACACTGACTTTGTGCAGTTACTGGCTGCCAATGTACAACAATACAACGGTATCACGGACGAACTACTGACCCTGGAAGGTATATTTGATGCCAAAGGCAACCCTGTCGTTGATAAGAAAACTAAACAACCAAAAATCACTCCGGACCCCCAATGGCTACTATTTGAAAAGTGCATGCGTGGGGACACCTCCGACAATGTGTTTAGTGCATATCCGGGAGTACGTGAGAAGGGAACAAAGAATAAGGTTGGTCTCCGTGAAGCCTACGCGGATCGCGGTAATAAAGGCTACAACTGGAACAATCTGATGCTACAACGTTGGACTGACCACAATGGTGCAGAACACCGAGTCAAGGATGATTACGAACGCAATCGGACCTTGGTTGACCTTACTGCGCAACCCGATGATGTCAAGGCCGTGGTTGACCAATGCATTCGTGAGCAAGTCAGTCATCGCGACGTTGGACAAGTTGGAGTTCACTTCATGCGATTCTGTGGCCGGTATGAGTTGACCAAACTCAGTGAGAACGCCGAACAAGTCAGTCGATGGCTCAACGAAACATATAAAGGAGTACTAGATGATACTAGCCAAACCCATAGTAGAGAATCAGTATTGGATACTCAAGAAGGATAATCGCAAGATTGGCCAACTTGAAGTTGCTGACAACGGCAACTGCACAATAAAAATCCTAGACAGTGTAGCAAAATATCAAACCATTAAAATGGCTCGCGATGCCATAAACATCCAATTCGAGCCAGCTGAAACAGCAACGCCACAGCCGGCAAACATGGTGTATGGACACGAGGTCATGGGTGCGGTGTTCAATCCACTGTGGGATGTCAAACATAAATTACCGTTGTTTACCAAAGAAGAAAAATCTAAGTCCTGGTTCGCAGCAGGCTGGTACCGGGTCAAACAACATCGCAAGTGGCGAGTGGTGCAACACCCCAAACTTATTG